CTAGCACCTTCATTGTCAATAAAATCCATTTGAATTTCAACACCATCTTTCATAAATGGTGACAGTTCTATAAGAACAGAACTTTTTCCATGTGGCAAACTATCAGGAAAGTCTGAAACTATTATATGTCGTGATTTATCAACCTCATCAATGAGAACATCGATTTCATCTAAATCAAGAAGCTCGTTAAATTTTTTTACTATTGACATTTATACCTCTACAATGGTTCTTATATAAATATTAAAAATTTAAAATTTAGTATTTATTATATGTATAAGATATGGAGATTATCGGTATGAAAAAGAAATATTCGTTTACTATAGAAGAGGGATTAGTAGACTGGTTTAGAGTGTATGTTAGGGAAGAAAGCACCACTATGTCAGCGGTGCTTAATCAACACATTTTGAAATTAAAAAGAGAGGTTAAGAAACCTAAGAATTTACTTTCTAGTCAAAAGAAACATTACTAAAGTTATTCTCTTTCTTAATTTCTAATAAGGTATCTACAGCATCTCTCATAGAATCTATATGAGAAACAATCATAGTGAATTGAAATTGAGATTTTAAATACTGAAATAGATTGTAAACAGAATTTAGATTATCTGAATCCATAGTTCCCCATCCTTCATCGATAGCTAAGAAGTTAGCTGCTGGCAAGTTAGATACATTTATTAATCCTACACGCATAGCTAGGGATGAGATAAATCGTTCCATACCGCTAGATAATTCAAGAGGCCAGACATTATCATCATCATATACTATGTAACAATTAATGTTCTTACCATCCATTTCTAGTATCATAGAAAAATCTACTATCTGAGCAAGTATATCATTTATAGCACCCTCAATAGTTGGAAGTGCTTTAGATATCAATTCATATGGAACACCATCACGTTTAATAGCATCCATATAATATTGATAAGCTGCGTGTTTATCCTCTAACTCTTCAACCTTATCAATACTAGCTAATATGTTTTCACGATTAGTTTCCAATACCTTTATCTCACCATTTACAGTTTGAAGTTTTTTATCCATATCTTCTATGAACTGTTCTATAACATCAGATTGTTGTTGCGCATCTTCGATATCTTTAATTAACTTTCTATTAAATATGATATCCATTTCTTGTTCATGATATAGATTAATCTTATCTTCTATAATTGCTAATTGACTAATTAGATTTTTTCTTTTTTCAATAGTTAGTTTTTCCTCACTATCTAATTTACTTACATTGGCGGTAAGTAAGCTGAGACTTTGGATTGACTCATCTAATTGAATCTTATGTGATTCTATATGAGACAAACCATTTATTATGGTGTCTAAACTATCAGATTTTTTTACAAACTCGGTAGCTAATAGTTTATCATCATTTAATTTTTTCTTAGTTTCCATAGCGTCTATAGTGAATGGGTTCTTCATGCAAAAATCACAATCAGGATCATATTCTAAATCACCAAGCTTTTCAATCTTATCTAACTTATTCTTAACTTCTATTTTAAGCTTATCAATTTCAATCTGATTGGTTAATTTTTCACTACTGTATTGTTCTAATTGAGCAAATTTTTTATCTACTTCATTTTCAATGAAAATATTTATCTTCTCATTTAGCTCATTTTCTTCTACTGATAGTTGTTTGGATAGAGTTGCTATTTCACCAACTCTCTCATCAGCTTTATTTAGTGAGTTAGTTAATGTAACTTTTCTTTCTTCCAACTCACTTATGCTATCAGCAGTTTCATCTACTTTTCTAAGTTGCTTTGTTAAGCCTATAATTTGTTTATCACATTCTTTCTTTTCTACTAGTAAAGCTTTTCTTTGAACATCTAACTTTTTAGATTTCTTTTTATCTTTACTAAGACTACTTTTTATATCTGCTAACTGAACATCGTAGTTAGTTTTCTTAAACGATTTTAAGAGAGAACTCACATCATGTATTTCTTCAGCAGCCAAAGTATATAGTTGGTCAAATACACCAATTCCCATAAATTGCGCCAGTAAGTCTTTTCTTTCTTTTTGTGTCTTATCGATAAATACAGTAGAGTTAGTTTGTAGAGACATCGCTGTCATAATAAAATCATCATAAGTTCCAATAACCTTACGGATATTTATATCAGTAGTTCTTCTTTGGTCACCATTTAAGGATACCTTTTCTCCATCATCAGCAAATGTATAGAAATCAACATCTACCTTTACATGACCAGCTCTACCTTTTTTACCCTTTCTCTCAATAACGTAATCTTGTCCTTGAACTTCGATAGTAGCTTTACAACTAAACCTATCTTTTTTATTATTAAGAACATTTATAGCTTTGTATGCTCGAGAAGATCTATCAAACAAACAGAATGATAGAGCATCTAATAGAGATGATTTCCCACTAGCATTTGGTGCAAATATACCCACAATGCCTGTTAGCTTAGTGAAATCAACTACATTATCTTCTCCATAAGAAAACATATTATCGAACTCTAACTTCTTAACTTTCCAAGTAACACCTCTGTTGATATTATCTTCGGGCAGCCTGTTATTGAGTTCTTCATTTATTTTCTTAATATCTATAAGAGTTGATTCATCTACAAAATGATTTGTCTTTAGATATTCTTCTATCAACCCATATTGATAACCTGTATCCATTACGTTGCCAACAGATATTCTTTGCCCTCTAACCTTTTCAATAGAACCAAATGAATCTGTCTTTGTTACAGATACCTCTTTTACATTATATTTACTATGAATTACACTCATAGCTTTTTTAAGTTGAGATGGAGTTGTATCTGAAACCCTAACTCTTAAACGGGCTTTGCTTGGCATATCAGGACAATCTGGAAACTCTCCTTTATTTATATCTAATGTATAATAACCATAATCATTTATAACTTCTATATACTTAGACTTTCTTTTCGGAACATCCCATAGTAAATAACCATGCGATAGTCCTTCACCGTGATTCTGTTGAACCAATGAGCCACAGTAAGATATAGTTTCTTCCTTATTAAGATGCTGTCTTTTATGTATATCACCAAGCAATCCTAAATCATAACCTTTGAATTTAGCAATCTTTACATCTGATGGAAGAAAGAATCCCAAATCTGTTTCCGACTTATCTACTGTTCCGTGAAATAGGACTACTTTAGTTCCATCGCCTTCAACATCCTTAGCCTCAATGTAATCATCTTCTTTTTCCCACACATCCCAAACAACAAACTTTACATCAGCACATTTATACACACCACTATCTTTTAGATAATGTAAGTTAGGATGTTTTAGATTATTTACGATTGGAGTTAGAACATCCATACGAGAAAGATTATTTAGGTTACAATCGTGATTACCTGCAATAATTATCGTAGGACATATATCCGCCAGATTCTTAAATAAACGAGACAACTGATCGACTAATTCAGGCGACATCTCTGTTTTTGAATGAGCAATATCACCACCGATATAAGCTACAGCATTGTTTTTATGTTTTCTTACTTCTTCGTAAGTTCTTTCAAACACTTCTTCATATTCTACGTGTCGCTTTAGATTTCTGATTTGAATATCAGAAATATGATGTATGTGTTTTAGTTTACGAAAAGGCACTTTTACAACATTTTCTTTAATCAAGTATTATCCTTTAAGAATTTCTTCACTTTGTTTATTTGTTTATTCGGAACAATGAAATCCCAAGCCGTTTCTTCATCCAATCTGCCAGTTTCATAATATATAGTAGAGTATACCAAACCAAAGCTACTAATAAGTTTTTTACTGATTCCAGCATCATTGATATGAACTTTCCACTCGTCATCATTAAATTTCCAAATATTTTCTTTGCTTAACATCTAATCTCATCCTTATTAAATCGGAAAATGAAGTCTCTTCTGATTTTTTGATAAGAGTAGTTACTTTCTCAAATCCCATATCAGAAGGATCTTCTTCTTTTAGTCTTACAAAATAGACATTGATACCATTCTTCATTAACTTATCAGTTAATTTTATCGCATCATTAATCGCGTCATTGTCTAATAATATATATATAGTTCTAACCTGTTTTTCATATATTTTTTTCATCAATTTTTTAGGTATTGTTTTACCAAATAATGGAATGGCATTTCTTTTTATAGCCATCGCATCAAAAACACCTTCACATAGAACAATCGGCTCGTCCCAATTGATGAATAAATCAAATCCAATAACATCCTTTGATATCGGAGGATTCTTATATTTCATTCCGCCGCTGTAAATATCCCTTCCAACAAAATAATTAATATTACCATCAGAATCATACGATGGCACTATGATACGATTGGTGTATAAACCCTCAGAACAATACCCTATATTGTATCTTATAATGTCAGCCATACTCATACCCCTCTTGGCAATATAACTCAAAGCATGCCGTTTAATAATACTATCTCCGCCGTTCCAAAGAGGATGAAATTCTTTTGGTAAATGTAATGTTTTTTTCTTGACTTTTGAGTTAAATGATGATAGTGATTTTGACTCTCCGACAATATCTTTTAGTTCATCATATTGTTCTTTATTAGCATTTAGCTTTCTAAATAACTGAAATAATTTATGACCACCTTGATTAGATATCCAACAATGCCATTTTTGTGTCTGTATGTTTATTTGAAGTTTAGGTTTATGATGAGATGTAAAAGGAGACCAATACATATATTCATTGGCTTTCTTTAGTTGTCTGCCTCTATTTCCAATTACCCTATTCAGTAGATTTACAATATCACTCATTGATTAATTCTATAAATTTCTCTATGTTAATAACTGCATAAGTTTTAGTTCTATTTCTTTTAAATATCAAAACAGGATCGTAATCACCACTATTTTCTTCAGCTTGTTGTAAAGATGACCATATATTTAATGATTCTTGATTTTTACACTCAAACGAATAAGGTATTAGTTTTCGAGCTGCTGGTGATAACTTTATATCTTCGCCAGATTCACCCATTATAGCAGATTTAATATCATCGGGCTCTAACTGATTAAATGTTTCTAACAAAAGATCTCTTACATTATTTTGAAGTCTTTTGCCTTTATTCTTAGCGCTTCTTGATTTCATAAGTTATTACTTTATACTTGTTATACTTGTTACTTGTTATACTTGTTACTTGTTAATAGTTAATTACAAATTTAAAAAACAAGGCATAGTAATTTAATTAAAAAACTATTCAGAATTTTTTAAAGGAATTGTATGTTAACATTATTAATATATATAAGACTAAAACCTGTTATTCAAATATTTTTTTACTTCTTTTTGAGCCCACCTTTCAGCTCGTTCTTCCCACTTATTATCATCGTGCGGATCTAATCCATCATACTGAGCCATTGTTCCTGCTTGAGCGTATTTCTTTATAAATTTTCTTTTACCTAAGTTCTGAGCATCTAATGCATGTTTTATCTCATGCAATACAGTTATCAAAAATTCCTTTACTGATTTATAAGATGGTCTTAAAGTTATTGTATCCGTTTCAGGTATATATTCACCAAAGTTCTTACCACTACCTATTTTCACTTTAGATTTCAGTTTATACTTCTTAATCATTCTCTGTGCAGTATCTAAGTAGTCTATTCTCTCTACTAATAAATACCCCATAGCTTTTTTATAAAAGGAAGCCATTGATTTATTTCTTTCCTTAAATTCATCAGGATCTTTTATGAAAGCTGCATATCCTTTTGGACCAGGCGAGTTTGTTGAAGCAGTGCTTTCTTCTATAGAAGTAACTTCCATCATTTTTTTAAATTTACCCATATACTATCTCCGTTGAGTAAATATACAAACATTTAAGATAAAAGTCAAGATATTTTTTCATTATGCGTCAAACCTAACTACAAACCCCAATGATAAATTTTTATCATTTTTAATTGGAGCAGATAATTGTCCTACCGCTAAAAGTTCATCAAAGTCATTATACAAACCTATTTTAGTAACATATGGCGCAAAATCAGAATGAGTAACGAATGCTTCATATTTAGTAGCAGCATTAAAAGAACTACCATATGAGCCTGATTTTGTTACAGCATCACCTATTGGAAAGAATTTCCAAGACTCATCTCCGGTTGAAGTTATACTACCACTTCTTTCAAACGTAGCTGAAATATTGGTTGTAGAGTTGAATTCATTTTCACCAGACACACATGTGTATGAGTATTCATTTATTGTAACCTGTGCCTTATATTTCAAAGAAAATCCATCAGAACCTTTTCCTGTTCCCACATCTACAAAGTTAGAACCTGTATTTGTAAATACAAACACTCCCTCTTCATAAAAAACATTACCAGCGAAACTAGCGGTAGCGTGAATTTTATCATCATCAGCAAATCCACCCGAAGCAAATAATGCAAAGCTAGAGGAAAGGCTTGAATCATACAAGTTACCTTTTCCATCATCCACTATAGTAATTGTTGCTGATGTGCTATCATCTTTTAATTCGATTGATCTTGGCTTTATTCGCTCGCCATATAAATTATCAGGCACAGATATTATAGATGCTGATTTATGTAGTAATCTATATTGTTCTGTTCCATTAGAAGCAAAATTATTGAATGGGTTTATAGTAGAGAAATCTCTTTTTAATCCAGGACCTCTTTGTCTGTAATATCTATTATTAATCATAAAGTATGATGGAATATGATAAAAATGTTGAGGTGAATCAGTTTCTGTGTGATATGAGGTTTTCTGAGCCAATGCAGTTGTAAATCCCCTATGGCTTCCACTTATAGCTCTAAAGTTGTATACATAACTACCACTATCAGCTTCGGTTAAAGTAAATTGTTTATAAACTTTAAACGGTGTTTTATCTACATCTGTCGGGTCGAGCCTTTTAAACATGACCTTTGTCTCCCAATCTTAGAAGTCTAATTTGACTTTGATAATCGCTTCTCTCGAATAAGATTTCAGTAATGGTTTACTCAACTTAGCAACTGCCAGTAATTCACCATCATCATTATATAATCCAACTTGCGTAATAAATGTTTTTGGATTCTTAAAGAACGTTGGTTGAGTTAGAGATCCATCAGACGCAGTAGCAAATGTTGGATTAGAACTAAAGTTAAATTCTTTGTTTGGTATTCTACAAAAGTAATGCTGTGATGTAATTACTTCTTCTCTTCTTGCCTGAAACTTAGCACCACCGACAAATTTCTTAAAAAACTTATCATTATTTCCACCTAAATCATTAGATGTAGTATTTGTTCCTATTGAAGCAGAAGCATTTAATACAGGACCATTTAAAATTATAATACCTAAGTCGGGATAAAATAATCCATATGAACCTCCTGGCTGATTGACAGCAGTTGTATTAGTAACTGCAGTTCCTGTTGCAATAGAACCACTAACGACATTAAATACTCTACCACCTTGATTTACAGTAGGATTAGTAGTAGCACCACTGTCGTCAATTAATTTAATTCTAGCATCAGTTGATCCCAACAGAGTATCACTACCACTTAATTCTAATTCCCAGTTACCGGGATCCATCTTTTCTCTAAGTTGTTGTCTAGCAACTGATATAGCATATACATATTTTGGTTTTACATGAGTTCCACTTCCAGCAAACGTAAATTGACTAATATTTGGACCTAAAAGTGTTTGAGATAATTGTCTATAAATAGCGGCTGATGCCCTATTCCCAGCAACTCCAGCTTTTCCCAAAGAACCACTTCCATTAAAATGAGCGTATGCAATTGAAAATTGTGGTTTAGCAGTAGGTGTTGTAACTGGATGTTCAGAATAAACATCTAAATAATGATCTCCAGAACTTCCTGATTGTGTAGATGATGTGTAATAAGCAGTTATTGTAGCTGCACCATTACCCCACATTCCAGAAGAAACTATATCTTTCGCATTTGATACCACATCACCTGATTCAGGACTTGCATCTGAAACTATATTAAACTCCTTATAAATAGACATAAATTACTCCTTTAACCAAATGAACCAGCATTAAAGCCAGCGGTTAATATTACTTTATTAGTAACTGTTATAGATATTGTAGCACCTGTATCGTTACCAATTATTGTTAATTGTGTTGATTTTCCTGTTGCAGTAGATCCTACTGATAGAGGAATCACACCAATTCTAACAGAGGATGCAACCAATGTTTTACTATTTGGAACATCGTCATCGCCTAAGAAAAATGGTGTAGTTGCTCCTGCACCACCTGCGCCTGCTGCATTTACAACTGTCATTGTAGCTACTGATTGATTATGTAAAATAAATGTATAAGATGTATCAGAGACATTAGCAGTTGTAGGTGTAATTACTGTAGCAGGTTGGTTTAAACCACCACCAGCATTAAATGTTACACTCTCTGGCTGAACACTAATAATAGGCATCTTTCTAGTGCTTTTTGGTAATGTTACCAACTTATATCTCATAATATGATTTTCATCAGGAAAAGCTTCTAATAATGGCATATTTTCAATTACAGCTCCATAAAAATCAGAACCGTTTGGATGAGATACATCAAAAAGTCTATAATCAACCTCATCATCTGCCAAAGCGAATTTTGTTATGTTAAAAGCGTTAGTTCCTTGTGCTAATAATTCCCTACCTTTTTTGGTAAGAATAGCATCAACGGTAACTGTTGTGTTATTTAGAAATCCCATAAGATAACTCCTAATTTAAATGTTTGGATTTTGTATAATTTGATTCATATATATATATACTAATATCAAATTTTTATTAATTAATATTCTATTTTCTAACCTTTTCTTCTATCTTCTAAAAAATTTCTTCTTTCTTTTCTTCTTTCTCTTCTTACTATTCTTTTTACCTGTAATACCAGCACCAAGCTTAAACCTGTCTATTGCTGTTGTAAATTGTGCTGGAGTAAGTTGTCCTCCACTTTGTTCTCTAGCTTCTTCAATTGCTTGTTCAGCATTTCTTGGTTTTACATTTACTCTACTAAAGAAAACTTTTTTATTTTTCTTACGCCTTTTTGGTTTAAATTTAGCAACTGTTCCTTCTCCGGTATCTAATGATGATTCTCCCGGAGCTTTCTTTACGAGCTTCGTTGGTGAAGTAAGTGTAATCTCAATTGGAGGACCTCCATCAAATGTAGTTAATGCAGTATTTTTTACACCTTCAAAGTAAGAACGTATTCTAGCTTCTACATCATTCAGTAAATAATCAGTATCGACATTGTAAAAGGATGAAGAGAAAAAGTTATCAATCGAAGCACTATTTGCTGTTGTATAATATTTTTCCATCCGTTGATTATTACCTCTCACAACTGATCCCGAAAGCACAGGTTGTAAGGTTTCAAAATACTTTGTATCCCCATAAGTTACCGAAGCTGTAGCATAAAATTTATCAGGCCTATTCAATCTCTGCCATAAAGATAGTTCATAACTACTATCTAAAAATTCTGAAGATGAACCTTCAAAATTAGGAGCTGATCCTGAAATATTATAAACCGAAGAGCCGGATTCATAACTATACATATCTATTCTTCCATCATATGCAGAAAATTTTGTTACTTCGTATCTATTATCGTGATTGTATGAGGATGATATCGTAATTAAATCAGTTCCTATATCTATAGATGAGCTATAGTAAAAATCTTCAAACTTAGGAGCCTTACCTATTACTACTTTTGTTCTTTCAAATATATTTGGTTCTACCAAAATACCTAAATTTGATTTAGCTCTAGCAGGAATCATTTTTCTTATCTGACCAAATAAAGATTGATCGTAAAATTTTATTAATCTAATGTAATCCCAAAAATTATTTGGAGACTTATACTTTTTCCAATAATTATCAGCAGCATGCTTTAATCCTCTATATTCTAATTCTTGCAAGTCTCTAGGATCACCTAAAAAGTTATCAAAATTTAAATTAGCTACAGATTCTATTATATCCGTATTTATTACATCTGTTGGTGCGAAATATACACCGACTTTGTTTGAATCATTCGGAGCGGTATCATACGCACTTACTGTAGCTCTATGCTTAGCATTCAAATTAAATCCAGCCTTAATTGGGTTTGCTTCAATTCTTATTTTATTAGTAGTTCTTCTCAAAGCACCAATGCTTGGAACATTACTTTTTGTCTCATCTACAACATTACTGAAAAAGTTTCCTGTAAATCCACTATGAGATCCTGAATACGCATTGGTTGAATTAGCGCTGATGTCTCTAATACCCTCTGTATCAGTTGCTAAGCTTTTATTATCATCAAATGAATATCTTAATATTAAATTACTGTAAGAAGATGAAATAGAATTTCCGTTATAAGCCTTTGGATTTCCTACGTGATTTCTAAAGGAGCCGGTGTTCAATACCTCTGTCCAATGTCTGTATTCCATAATCGAGCCACTAAATTGTGCCCCTACTGTTGAAGTTACAGCAGCACTTCCACTACCACCTATATAAATTTCCCCATCATTATTCCAACTTTGGTTATATGATGATGATGCGGCTATATCAGTTGTCATCGTAGATTTAGAATATAAATTTATTTTACTTCTGCTAGCATCATATTTACTTACATGCAGTTCAAATGATTGAGATACATTTGGATTATCGCTTCCAGAAGTTCTTCTAACCATTACAGAAAAGAAATCTTTATCATATACAGGAAAGTTAGACGATGACATTTCCTTTAATCCATCAGAACCACTAATTTGAAAGGAAACGTAGCCGTAGTTATCTATTGAATTATTATCTTTTAGTCTAATGAAAAAACTGGAAGATACATTAGGGCTAGTTGGAGCCTTTTCAACTAATATTTGATTTGAACCCGTAGGAGTTCTGAATCTAAATTCTATAGTATCAGGCTTTCTTCCCGTTGAAGAGTCGTCAACCCAAGGAGTTTTAACAAATTGAGCACCTCTAAAATCTAAAGCCTTTGTAAATTTTCTTCCAATTTCAAACTGAGGAGAAGCATTATCCGGCAAATCAGGTCCACCATATTCCTTTACCCTCAAAATAGTTGATGGTATACCATATGCACTTATCAAACCTTTAATAGCTCTAACACTTCCTTTATTCTTTAAGTAGTATGGCATGTTATTAACAATACGACTCATTATTTCTCTCGAAACATCCCTTTCCGGAACACTTGACAAGTTTGAAAATGAAGAACCAGTAACCTCTTTACCCAATGCAAATCTAGCAAGAGAAATTGTATCTTTACCATCATTCAATTGCCATCCTAATGATTTAGCAACACTCATAAATAATTCTTTAGACATACCTTCTGTTAACTTCTCTCTTCTGTCGTGTATATCACCCATAGCTTTGATATAAATCCATATATTATCAAAATGGCGAGCTACCATATTTACTAAATCTACATAGGTTTTATTAGCTGGATCAAATTTTATATGCTGTGGTATGATACTACTTAGCTTATTAAAGCTATTTTCATCATATAAAGAGCCGCTTTTATGTTGTGTATTATACCAAGCAGTTGCTTGTGATGATGTGGTATGTGCTAAGACATACTCATCTCCTACGGTTCCTGTTCCGGAAACTTTTGGATATGCGTTACTAAAGAACTCTCCAAGAGAACTTGAAACATACGATGATGATTCAAAATACATATACTTTTCAAATCCATCAAAATTATTTTTTAATTCATCAATAGATGATAAAGCTAATTTAACATCAGCTGTAGACCCACTAACTCCATTGTAAGATGAACTTATTGCAGTATACCTTTCGATTTCTGTTAATTTATATTTAAAATTCTGAATCCTCTTTGTTACTGAACTAAAATTTATAAAATTCTTAAAATTGCTATAGTCTACATTTATTTCAACACTATCCATACTCTGACTTAAAAATTCATCTCTTAATAAACCTGATACAGTTGTATCTTCGCTTAGAATTTCAGTCTGACTTACATAATCGGTAGTTCTTCTTTGTATAGGACTTTCAGCATTCATCATATCCGGAGACTTTAAAACTACATCGCCAATTTCCGTATCAACAAAATCTATAATTTCAATATCTTCTTCAATAACATCAGCCATTTCTTTGACAACAACGACCTCATCTAATCTTTCAATATCAGTTGGTAATGGTTCATATAACTTATAAACAACTGAATATGGATACGGCATTGTTACAAAATCTTTTTTGAAATTGGTAGTTAAAAGCATCCTATTTCCAAATTTTAGATAAGTTCTCATATCATATGGATTATATACAAGATAAGAAACTGAAAAGTTTGAAAAATTTATTGGATTGCTGTCCTCTTCATAATCAGTAACATTTTCATTTGTATTAATTAATTCTCTACCAGCATTATTCCAATGCTTGTCTACCATTACTTGAGTTCCTTCTTGCTGAACTTGAACTATATTAGCTTCATAATCTGCGTATATTGGTAAGTTTGTTTCTTGTGAATTTAATGTAAAATCCATAAATAAATTATCAACCCACGATATTCCATATGAGTTATCTATAGTCAATCCTTTCGCAGTATCCCAAGCATTATCTCCTCTTATCTGTAAGAAAAATTCAGCAGTTGTAAACCAATCAGATGGTATATCCATCTCCACCTCTACTGTATTCCACCCACCAGCATTTGGAGCATATGCAGGTTCACTTATAGTTTTATAAACATAGCTTATCGCAACATTATCTCTTGAACTCCAAACAGCTGCTTGTCCGTCCCAAATCCATTGTTCTCCTACACTCAAAGCTCCATCTTTAGTCGGATTTAAATCATAACTAAATTCACTACTACCATCATCATATAATGCAAATTGATTATAATTATCAGCGCCTGGATTTCTACTACCAAATACTATTTCTTCACCTGTAGTCCCCTTAACACCAGCATTGTAAAACACATCCTGTAAAGACAATGTTTTATCAACACCATCTTTTGTATCATTCTTTGAAAAATATACTTGATCTCCTACTATACCAATATATTTTGAACTAAATCCTGAATTCTTAGCAAATGCAACTTCATATTCTGCTGGAATATCTGAAGAAAATCCTTCTGCAAAAGGTTTTGGATCTTGAGCAAAGAAACTATCTTCATCAGACGAAGCTTCATAGTAATCTCCATCTCCATCATCCATTCTGTAATATAATCCGGTGCCAGATATTGTAAAGTAATGTTTAATTTGGTTATCTTTTTTAAACCAAGTCTCAAACTTACCATCGCCTTCATTTAATCTATTATTAAAGCCTTCATCAAGATCTATCCAATAATTTACACCTCTATTTACCTCATTTATATCATCAAAATTGTCTTTAAATTTTCTTGCAATAAACATTCTATTTTGATCTTCGGTGCCAGTTCCATTACTATAGAATATTATAAAACGTTCTGACCAAACACCATTACTGCTACCCGGTTTCCTAACTCTAGAAACACTCTGTATAAATCCATATCTAAAAATATCATCAAATAAGGAAACTGTAGAAGCTTGTCCGTCTACTACTTGAGTTATAGTTTCATTTCTAACTACAGGAAAGTAATCTTCAAATTTATGTAATACTAATTTATTTGAATTTACTGTAAATTCAGGCTCTTTAACTTCCCAAATTAAATCATCCTTAAATAGTAGAGCACCATCTCCATCTGTTGTTCCTGTTTGCCAACCTAAATTTTGGCCTTGATTATTTATCCTTTGATACTTAGGCTGTCCAGCATTTTCTGTTTGATACGGATGACCATTAACAACATTCTCTCCAGAATACTGAACACTACTGACAGTCCCATCAGGAGCACTAGGACTATTTGCTGCACCTTTTGTTACCCATTGAGCACCTGACCATTCCCATTCACCATCTTCGCTTAACGTTCCCTTTTTCCAATATGGGTCTTTTGCAATATTTGGAAGCCATCCCCATTTTCGAGGAATAATAGTTGTTCCTGCATTGACTCTTGGCATTATGATTCCGATTACCCAAGCTCCCTCTCCACCAAAATCTGCTGTAGTTTGACCTACTTCTCCGGAGAATGCTGTTACACCAAAATGCGTTATGAGTTCTTCTTCTGTTTCTGGAGGTTTACTTTCTACATTTGATGCATTAGAATCATTATTTTCTAAATAACCTTCAGGTATATTTGTCGGCTTTGTTTCTGCTGGTGGTGGTGCAAATGGATTAAAATATCCATCTGGTGGAGAAATTGGCTCAGGCTCAATAAATCTTTCTGTGGGATATTTTAATTGAACATTAACCCCTTTTCCAGCTACACTACTCTTTAAATCTAATCTAAAATTTATTGTATCGCCTATTCCAGCACCAAAATTAATCAATGATGGCATAGTTTGTCCAATCTGCATAAGTCTATGACCACTAGCACCATCCCAAGCTTCAAAGTCTTGATATAAATTATTTTGATCTATGAATTTTATGCAATTACCACCACTATTGCCTTCACCCTTTACAATTTTTGCGTGATATCCAATAGCACTACTTCCAGCATGAGGTTCACCATAATTAAAATATCCAGTAGTCCAATCATCTAATACAATAGCATCGCTGTGTAGACTACTATCCCAACCAACATTTATAGTAGCGGGAGTTCCTGTGTTTGTATCTATTGTAACATTTTCTAATTCTGCATTTTTTATTGCATTTAAATTTGTGCGAACTTTACTATTTTGATAACCTGTAAGATAAGCATTTGGAAGTTTAATAGTTCCACCTACCATATTTTCTGTGAATATAAACCCACCATCCGTTGGAGTAATTCTTATTATTTGAGAGTTATCATATTCAATTTTTGTTTCGGGAGGACTTAGTGCACTTGCGCCTGGTCCAGGAGGTCCTATTACCTCATATCCTTTAAACCCTATCTCAGCATCTATGTTTTCTGTTCTAATAGATTCCTGTAATTTTAAAAAATCTGTTTGATAGTTATATCCACCCAAAGAACTATCTGAAATATTCTTAGCCGATAACCTAACTTCTTTTCTTGTTGGAGAAATTGTTTCAATTTTATACTTATAATCTTCTATTAATAGTTGTTCAGCCGCATCTGGATTTTTTTCATATTCTGCTTTATTCTTATTGAATATCTTACCTTCATCATTTACATATATATTTTCCGGAGCAGGAAATTGTGCAATTGGATATATCTCATTTTCAAATCCATTTTTAGTTCTGAGTAAAACAGGATCTTCTTTACCAGCTAAATTTCTTACAAATCTATATCTAATTTTAAATTTACCAGTTTCGTAACCAAATAATTTTAGGTGAGATGATGGACTTAATTTTATGAAATTTTCATTTATACCTTCAATAGCATCATACTTTACTATGTCTCTATATTCAATTAAGTTGCCAGCTTCATCCAATAGTTCTACAAGAACATAATCTCTATCTGCATTACCACCTTCACCCCAATATCCATTTTCATAAGGTTTATCTCCAATCTTTTTGGTAATGCCACGAAGTAATCGTTGTTTATCTATATCATTTAGTTGGCTTGACATTATAACTCCCTTAACTCTCTATCGATAATACCATTAATCTCATCAGTATCTTTTAATTGTTCAACTGTCCTACTGACATAAAGAACTGTGCTTGCATCCTCATATAATTCGCCTGTATAAGGATTTTCAAACGCTTGAATTACTCCGTTTTTATCTCTAGTCAAAAGACTACCATCATAAGCAGAACCTGAAATCTCCATTCTGTTCATCATCACTTCTCTTTTTACTAAATATTCTTGTTCATCAGCGTTAGCTAAATTTTGATAAAAGGCTAAATCTTCAAGTTCTTTTTTTGTATATGGCATTTTTACCTCACAACTTTAAATGTAAAATTATCATCAAAATATTGAATAGTTTCTTCTGATGTTCCACTACCGCTGACTACTTTAAATTCAAACTTATAAAATCTTTCTGCCTGAAAAGCATCTAGCCACACATTAAAATAGTTACCTTTAGAGTCACAGCTTACAAGTGAGCCTGTTCCAAATGGAACAATAACATCAGCAGTATCATCGTCTATTATAGAGTAGTAAACTCCATCGCCTCCGATATTTTCTACGCTTCCACTTGGTAAATACTTTGATGTCAAATAAGCTGAAGAAGTATTTGAATAAGACTTAGTAGGATATCTTCCTCTACCACTAACTCTAAACTTAATTTTAGATTTCTCTTTATAGCTATCCCTCATATTCTTCATATAAAAAACCAAATCATCTAACTCGTCGCTATCTAAAGCACTTAAACTACCAGTAGACCATTTAGTATCAAACCACTCCACTTCTAATTTTGGCGGATAGATTGTATTTGTTTGTCGTGAGAAGAATGAAAAATTACCATATTTTTTCTTATTTCCCTCTTCGCCTGAGCCAGATATAAACGCATCTGCTTCAGCCGCACCATTACCTAAACTTCCACTTCTTTTAATAATAAATCCTTCATTAGCATAAGTTCCATCAAGCCATTTATTTATAATAGGAGTAACATCCATCCTCATATCTTGTGAACCATAACTAAATGATTGTGAACCATATACATTAGTATGAAAAGTTCCACCCTGCGCAACAGAACCTGATAAACTAGCAGAAGCTTCTAACCACCAATCTGCGGTGTCTGCGCTAGTTCTGTAATTCCAACTTGCACCCTCTGTTGTTCCAGGACTATCAAATCTAAACCCTTCTCCGACATCCCAACTTTGACTTACTGGATAAGCCCATAATGATTGACTAATAGATAAATCAGTTGGATTAGCATCATAAAGATTTAAATAATATTTTGGGTTTGTAATTAATCCTCTGACTATAGATGATGAAATATAAGCCAAATCAAATTTCATAAGTATTCGAGAAACTTTAGTTTTAACTCCGCTATCATCAACATCTTTTCTTATTTCTAATATCTCATCTAAGCCAGTATTCATACTTCCCGAAGCTGAATATAATGTTGTATCCGATTCTGGATAAATAAAGTAATGCATTATTAACCTCCCGCTGAATCGCCAACTACTTTACCTTCAATATCAGTAGTTGGAAATTTTAGTTGAAAACAACTTGGGTCCATAGACGGATAAATAACTCCTTCCTTAGTAGCCGTTTTTATGTCATACAAGTTACCAGAGTAACCAGCAGATGTAGCAAATTTGTTTACGATTGTAACCGGTGGTCTGTCATTAGTGCTTGAAAAAGGATCTGTATCTTCAGGCGGAACGACTGCTGAAACTCCATCAACCAGCGATATCTGATAAGCTAAGTCTGCCAATACTATAGGCTGTCCAATTTGCCACTTATCAATATCAAAAAATTCCTTAACTCTTTCAATAGCCTGTAGAACAACTTGTTCTTTATTATATCCTGACTTTGCAAGTATATTGAATTTAACTCCTATATTAATAACATAAGCATCCTTTATATTTACAGCATCGGTAATCATTCTGAACTGAGTTAGATAGGTTTGTATATTTGATTTAACTGCTTGATTTACAGATGTTAAACTTTTGTTGGCATCATAACCTAAAATATACATATTAAGTGCCAATGGATTTTCAATTCTTTTAGCAGCTACTCCTGTGTTTCCTATTGTTCCGGCAGAAGGATCAATTTGTGAGTCTTGCACTATATAAGCCTTTGCTATATTACCATACTTAGGTGGCATAGCATACACTCTTGTTATGTAATCAGCTTTAGTGACTGCTCTTTGTTGTGTTTGAAAGTAAGCTAAAGTATTCTGTTTAACTTCAATTACGCTTTCAGCACCCTTACCACCAGATGTAGGATCGGGATTAGTAACAGCTAAAGAATTTTTTGATGTAGTAACTAGTCCAGCATTTAATCCAGTTTCATCAAGCGTAAGATTAAAAGAAGTTAGACTTTGTATAGAATTTGCTGGAACATTATGATTTACACCACCTCCGTATCTATAAGTTATAGTTAATGTAGTATTGGATGGTGCCTGACCATAAGTCTTTGTATTTAAAAAGTTAGATGGATCAAATGAAGTATTCAGATATGATGGCGATCCGGGCAAACTAGATCCTACATTATTTGGATTAGGAACTATCTCTTCATCAGGAGAATCTGATATACCAGCCCCAAAACGAATCTCAGTTCTATTATCAGTAGCTACAAATGTTACAAATCTTCTAGAAGTTTTTAGTAACTTCATTAAATAAGGTGCTTGGTCAGCGTAAGAAGATAGTTCGGGATCATTAAGTTCTGTATTTTCCATATCTTGAAATACGGTGTCTTGTGCTAAAAAATCAACTTCATACCAATCATTACCATCATCATCCTTACAAGAAATAACTTCAGTAACTCCGGCATTGGCTAATTTAATTCTAGAATATTTTTCAGCAGCATTGAAACTAAAAAATTCTGTAACTGTATTTCCACTTTCTATTTTTACTGATTTTTTAAGTAAATATGTAGTGGGAACATTGTTAGCACTTTCGTATACAGAAGTTTCCATTGGATCGTAAGAGCTAGAAAATTTAAAATTAATATCCTCTACTGTTCTAAAATTTATTCCCGTATTAGATCCCATAGTTCCACCAGCATTGACTTTTACAGCATATCTTAAATCAGGCTTTACTGTATAGTTTGCTCCTGTTCCCGATGATATAGCAGGCACTGTTTGAAATACTTCTACTATACCTGAAGATGGAGAAGCTACCTTTGGTTTATATCCAAATGATTGTGCCATATTGTATACGGTTTTCTTTTCTTCAGCAAAAGCCAATAAACTTTCTTTAAATTGATTATCTATATAGTATGATAAAACATCTCCTACATAAGATGCCATTTCTATAAACATCATTCCAGGAGATGATTCGTTAAAGTCATTATATGTATTTGGAAAATAAACTTTAGCAAATTCAATTAGATTAGCTTTAAATGAAGAAAAGTCTTTATTTAAATATCTAACTTCTTTTACTGATTTTTTAGGTGTAGAATATGGCATTACTCATCTCCATTAAAGTAGTTGTACTGATTCGTAGTTTCCAAAATCTAATGCC